CGGCTTTTGTGGTCTCGCTCTCAATGAACTCCAAATTTACCTTGACGCTTCTGTTATTCACGTCCGTTCCCATGACAAACAGCCCTTTCAAAGACTGATACAGGGGCAACTCCGAAATCTTTATTTTCTTCATCTGTCTTTTATTTTTTAGTTGTTGAACCTTATATTGCCATTGTTGATGAAACGTATGTGAGAACGGTCATTTACCAACTGCATAGAACGGGCAGAGAAACTGTCAGGCAACATTTCTATTGCGTTCTCGCCGTCTTCTGTGAACACGATGATACCGTCTTCCGTTGCAAGGACAAAATCGTTGTCATCAAGTCTGAAAGCCCCCGTGAAAGTCAGGGTCAGAGTGAACTCCAACCAAATCTTGCCGTCAGGGAAGAAGTCTGAGACCTGACAAGACTTGTAGTAACACGGGAAATCCTGTTCAAGTTCTCTGACCGACAGAAGCCTTTCCTCGGGTTGAATGAGGTCATGGAGAAGAGCGTCATAGTTGCGCCACAACTCTGTCAGGCTCTCAGCCCGCATGAGGCAATACAACTTCACGTCCTTTGATTTGAACGTGACCCGCTTCCCGTCATATATGGCACCCGTCTTCGTCTTGATGTTCCGCAAAAGGTTCTGTTTCACTTGTGCGGTCTTCATAACCTCAGACAGAGAGCCTTTCAGAACCCGACAGCCGTAATCGGTCAATGGCGTATTATCAAGCGAATAATCGTCTGACGGCGTGACCTCACTCACGGGGGCTTTATACTTGTAGCCTTTCATCGGGAAATCGTCAGAGAACTTGATCGTTACCGTGCCTAACATTCTCGCCACGTCAAGGTTCGGCTGCTGTGTCATTCTGAGCGTGAACGTGCGCTGTATGTGGGCGCAATAGAACTCATGGTAAGCTCCGTCAGACAACAGTTCAATGAAAGCGCAGAAACGGCTGAAAAGCCCGCCAAAAGCGAACTTGACCTGAATTTCACGGGTGTTGAGAACAGGGGCTGAAAGGTCTGCCTCTACGCCGTCTTCCTCTTGCCAATCGTTACTGTCAACAGACTTCAACGGCGGAAAGGCGACAAGTTCATTGAACCCGCCGCTCGTCACATACACGCCATACTGCAAGTATGCATCGTTACCGTCTATGAAAAGTCTGTTAATCATATTATAATCGCATTGTCAGAGGTGTTTTTTATGACGCTGCAGTCCTGTTCTGACTGAACACGAGCAACAGCCCATTTGTTTGCATTCACTATCGCTTTCGCCCCGTGAAGAAGAATGATTTCGTGCCGTTCTGTCTTTGAACAGAAAATGGTCGCAGAGGTTCTTCCTATCAGAATAGCCCGTGAGGGGTCTTTCAGGGTCAGCGTTCCCGCATCAATGTAGATGCCGTACTTCTCAACCCCGTGAGGCTTGAAGAGCCTGAAAGTCGCCATATTCGGAAAATGGTTCTTCATACAAAACTCTATACCCTGAGGGCTTTCAAACAGCCTGACAATATCCTCGACAGTCTGTTCTGTTCCCTTGAACAACGGGCAAGCCCCGAGGAGCTTTGCCTGTGTGTAAATCTGTCTGATAACTTCTTTCATGTCATTTTATCTTTATGCCTTTGAGGGCGATGTCGTTTACTGTGTCCTTAATCTCTTTCACGCTGTTCTCAACGCTCGCCACACGGTCTGAAAGCCCGTCTGTGTTGCTCTCAATGTTCAAGACTGATTGCAAAATCAGGTTCGCTGTATTCAGCAGCAATTTTGTGTTCTCACTGATTGAATAGGTATGACCCTGAATAGCCGTGGCTCGTCCGTTCAGCTCGTCCACGCTGTCCTGAGAGGCGTTGGCGATACCACTTGAAGAGGTCTCACGGGTTGAGTCTTGTGCGGCTGTAATCATGTCTTTGATTTGTTGAGGGAGAGCCTCCCAAATCGTTATCCAATCTGTGCCGACTTGGTTCAGGTCATTTGTCAAGCCCGAGAGACTGTTCAGAACAGCGTCAATGCCCATGAACTTGCCGTCCTTGAACCACTGAGCCTTGTACTTGTCAAAGACCTCTCCGAGGGGTTCTTCCAAGAACTTCTGAACCAAAAGGCGTTTTGTTATGTCGCCGATTATCTCGTTGACCTTATCGCCCCACGCCTTTGCGTAGTCCTCGCCGTTCTGAAAGGCTTCAAAGAAAGCGTCAGAGAGTTGTTCCGCAATGTCAGAACTTGTGCCGCCCATGATGTCTTCAACCATTTCATTTATGATTGAAATCGCCTTTGCGCCCAGTTCTTCAATCTTCTGCTCCCAATCGTCAATCTTGCCGTGGTCAGTCTTCTTTTTGCTGTTCTCTGTGTCTATCTGTTCTTGAATGAGCAACTGCTGCTGTGCGATGTTTTCAAGCTGCTGTTGGGCTTCACTGTACTTCTTGCCGCCGAGAGCCTTGTCAGCCGTGTAAGCGACATTGGCGTAAGCCTTGGCAATCTTCTCGGCTGACTGTTTCAACAGTTCATCGTTGCGTGAGACTTTCAGCGTGAGCCTTGCCCACATTGCCTCAAAGCCTGTCAGGGTCTCAATGTCTTTCAACATTTCGTCCCGTGTCTCTTTCAGTTTCGCTTTCACGAGGTCAATAGCCTTTCCGCTCTTCTCTTGTATGCGCACGATGTCGGCGTTGTCAAGCTCCCACTGCAGTTGGTCAATGCGGTTTTGAAGAGCCTCAATTTCCTCTTGCTTCTTGTCGTCATTGTTGAAGAGGTTCACGATCTGCGTTGCTATCTGCAAGGCGGCAGAAATAATTGTCAGAATGACAGAAGCCTTTTCAACCGTCTGAATTGCTTTTGAGGAGGCTGTCGCTGTTGCCTGAACGCCCGTAGATGCGTTCTGTGTCAACTGCATTATGCCGTTTATCATCGTAAGGGCAGAGGTTGATATTTGCCCCGCCGTCTTGATGATGTCTCCCGCAACGCCGCCGATTGTGTCGCCAATCTCTTCAAATGTCTTGTTTACCTCATTCAAGGTCTTGTAGAGGTCTTGCCATTGTTTGATTGAACGTTTGTCAGGGTTCAGGTCGGCTTTCGCCTTTGCCTGAGCGACATTATTCTTGGCGGTTGTGACCTTTGCACGGGCAACGGCAACTTGCTGTGAAGTGGCTGTGCCGTTCTTCTTGTCTTGCTCAACCTTTTTCAACTCCTCCTCGGCTTTATCCAAGAGGGCTTGAAGTTGTTCAAGGGTCAGATTGGCGATTTCGTTGCACCATGCTTTGTATGTCTCTTCACGCTGCGCAAACTGTTCATCAATGGCGTTCAGAGCCTGTTCTTGCTGATAATTCAGTTCATCGAAGTTCCCCTGAGTGACACCCTCGTTCCACTTGTCATTTCCGTTTTCATCTTTGACACGTTTCCCGTCTTTGTCATGCTCATAGAGGGCTTCGATTTTATTCTGATATTCTTCGGCTATCTTAACCCGCTGCTGCTCGTATGTCAGGCTGTCTTGCAGCATGGTGTTCAGAGCCTCTTTATTGCCTTTGACACGGGTGTCGGCGGCTATCTTCTCGTATGCTTCGAGCTGCGCCCGCTGTTCTGTTGTCAGGTCTTGACGTGTCAGGCGGGTGTCGCTGTCTTCACTCAGAAGAGAACTGCGGTAAGCCTGTTTCTCAGAGTTCTTTGCCTTGGGGTGTTTGTTCTCCCATTGAAGAACCATTTTGTCGGCAAGGGCTTCAAGCATCTGTCGCTCACGTTCTTTGTTCTCAGAAATAAGGCGGTCATAGTTCAGGTCGAGCTGCGCCTTTTGTTTCTGATAACCCTCTTCCATGAGGTCTATCTTTGCCTGTCTGATGTCAAGCTCGGTTTTCTCAGTCTGTTCAATGACAGACTGCCCGTATTCGGCGATTTGGTTGTTTCTCTCAGCCGTTTCCTCGGCAATCTGCTCACGCTCCCGCTTTCTGTCCTCAGCGGCTTGTGCGGCTTTTCTCGCCCGTTCTTTGGCGTGTTTCTTTGCTTCTTCTGCTGCCGCTTCGTTTTGTTTCTTCTTGTTGTCGGCGGCGGTCTGTTTGTTCTCTGCTGCCTGAGCGTATTCTGCGCTGCGCTGTAAGGCTTGCTGCTTTGTATAAGCCTTGCCGTTCACTAAAGCCACCTGACCGTCTTTCAGTGAAGACCCAATAGAGGCGAAACGCTTCGCGAGGCGTGTCAGTTCATCAATGCCCATTTTATCCATCCAAGCGGGAACTTCGCCGCTGAACTTGATTGTAAAGCCGATAGTATTCTCAGAGTATTGCGACATGAGTTGTTTGATATTCTCATACAACTGATGAACGCCGTCCGTTGGCTTTTGTAGGCTTCTCTCAACGGCTGAGACTTTGTCGGCAAATGTCATTGAACTGTCGGCAGCGGCTTGTTCAGCGGCGGCAGATTTGTTCACGGCTGTTGTGTAACGGTCGTGTTCCTCTGCTGCTGACTGAACGCCGTTTATATAATTTTGTACGATGTTGGTCTTTGTGAAAAAACCGTCATCCCACCAAGCCTTGGCGATTGTCTTCTCACTTATGCCGATAGCCCGCATCTTGTCTTGAATATTGGCATAAATCTTATTCAGACCCTTTTCGTATTCTTCGCCCGTCTTGCCCGCTATCAGGTTGATGTTCTGTTCGACCTGTTGAGCGATAATAGTTGAAATGGCGGCTGCGTTTTCTTGTATCTCTTTATTGTCAGAAGACCAAACAAAACCCGCAAACGTACCGCCTGTCTCAGCCCCTTGAAGTTTCTGAAACATTTCGTTCTGTGCGTCAGAAAGAGCCTTGGCGTATGTGTCATTGCCCGAGGCAATGTCGTTCAGGCGTTGACGCTCAATGGCTTCTTGCTTGATTAGTTCAATAGCCTGAGTGCGCTTCTCGTTCACGGTATCAATGCTGTCGCCCTCTTTGACAGCCTGAACGCCGTAGTCTTCAAGAATACCGTTTAGCTCGTCCATAACCTTTTTGTGGGTTGAGCTGCCCGCAGTGAGACCGTTCAGGGCTGTTGAAAGGCTTTGAACACGGGTTATGGCTGTGGTCGCTTTCTCGCCGTATTTGCTTGTCATTTCAGCAGCTTTGCTTGTATTGTCTGAGAACAGACCGAAAGCGGTTGCAGCGGCGGCGACAACGCCTAAAACAAGCCCTATTGGGTTTGCCTTTGTTGCCATGCTAAGAAGAAGCATTGCGTCCTTGGCTGACGTTATACTCTTTGTCAGAGAAAGAAAGGCAGAAACCTCTCCCCATATAGCCGCCATTTTATGAGCGGCTGCAACAGCGATAACGGCGGCTTTATAAGCCCCGTATGTGCTGATAACGACAAGAAGAACCTTGCCGATATTCTCCCAGTTGTCAATGGCTTTTGATGTCAGGCTCAGAACGTCAGAGATAACGCCCTCAGACTTCTTGCCAAGCTCATTGAACATTTGTTCGATACTGTCTTCGATGTTTGAAATCTGACCTGTTATCGTGTGGCTCTGAGCTTCCATAAGACCGCCAAATTTGCCACCCTCAGAGGTCATGGCGATGATAGCCTTTTCAACCTCAGGGAAGCCGACCTTGCCCTCAGTAACAAGGTCTCTGACCTTATCTTTGGCAACACCGAACTGCTTGGCAAGTTCTTCTGTCAGAGGAATACCACGTCCCAAGAATTGGTTCAGGTCTTGCGTGTACAAACGTCCCTGAACCATGGTTGTGCCATAGAGGTAAGCCAAATCATTCAGAGGAATTGAGAGACCCGCCGCAATGTCTCCGAGCCTGATTAAGGTCTCATTCACTTTGTCAGCCTGAACGCCGTAGGCGAGAAGTTGTTTTGCGCCCTGAGCAACGTCAGTCATTCCAAAGGGCGTTGTGGCGGCTGTCTTGATAAGCTGCTGCATGAGTGCGTCAGCCTTTTCAGCAGAGCCGAGCATGGTCTTGAAAGCCATTTCAAACTGCTGAAACTGACCTCTGACGTTTGCGACCTGAGAAACGAACTCTTTGATTTGAGAAACGGCAAAGACACCCGCAACGGCTTTTCCAATTTTCTTCATTGAGTCGTCTATCTTGTCGCCCTCACTTGAAGCCGTGCTGCCAATGCCGTGAAGAAGTCTCTTCGCTTCCGCAGCACCAACACGGAGCTGACTGTTGTCAAGCCCCGTTCCGTAAAAAAGTTTTCCGTTCTCGTTCTCCATTTATTCGATACTGTCAAAGAATTGTTTAACTCGTTCTTTATTTCTCGGGTCGTCAGCCTTGATTACCTCTTGCCCTGAGCCTGAGCCGTCTGACTTGTCTTTTGTGTTATAAGACGGCAGAACGGCGTTATACAATATCAGGTTGGGATAACTCATGTTGTACAGAACCTCTTCAAAAGTCAGCCCGTAAGCCTTGACCGTTGCGGCGATTATTGCCCAGGGGCTGTCACTTCTGTTTCCACTTTCGTCTGCCGCATCAGATTTATTTCTATCAGGAAAGTGGTAAGACCGAAAAAATCGGTCAGGTTCATTCTTTGCAGAACCGTAACCGTGAGGTCATAAAGTTCAGCGGGCGTGAGTTCTTCAAGAAGTTCTTGGGCGAGTTCTGCCTTGCGGTCTATGACTTCTTCAACCTCTTCAACGACCTGACGCTTGAACAGCCCCCACAGATAGCGTTTCTCTCGGTTCTTCTGAACCTTGACTTTTTCTTTCAGGTTCTTTGCTCCGAGAATGAATATTGCGACAATATCGCCTAAAGCCCGACAATCTTTTGCGATTGACAGGCTTTCTTCCACAACGTTCTTCGGGTCAAGAACAACGTGTGGCAAACGTGAAACAGCCTCTGATGCGAGAATAAGCGTTGCCGTGCTTGGCGGGGCTGTCATATAAGTTTTGCTGCCGACCTTGACTTCAACGGGTGTTTGAAGAATGGTCTCGGCGGCTTTTTGTTCGATAGTCTTTTCTTCTGCCATGATGATAAAACTTTTATTGATGTATAAGTGGGTCATGGCGGCAACGAACCGCCGTGAGCGTCTTTCTTTTGTGACCTCTGACCCTTGAAGAGGGAGGGGCGGTTGCGCCTGACCGCCACGCTCCCTCAGTGCAGATGAACATTCAGGTTATTGAACCGAAACGAACCTCCGTTTGTAAGGCGCAAAGCTCCGTTGGTTGAGAACCTTACGCCCATCAGTCATTTGGAGACTGTCTTTGTGTACGGCTTCACGCTCTTGCCCGTTGCGGGTTTGAGAACTGTTGCAACATAATGAAGCAACTTACCGTCAGCCGTTGAATAACTCTCATCGCATCTGACTGTTGAGCGGTCAATCTGAATGCCCTCGCACTCTTCGTCCTCAGGCGTGAGACGGAAAGCCCACTCTCCCGCAATCAATCCGTCATTGTCTTCAAACGGACGTGTGCCGCCCTTTTTGACAAACAGGTCAAATTCAAATGTGAATTTGTTTTTTCCTGTTCTTGAATCCACCAACTCGCCACCCTCTTCTGTGGCTTCTTTACTTGTTCCCGCTGTCGGGGTCAGCTTCGTTGTATCCTCTTTAGGGGTGTCGATAGCTGTCCACTGCTCGGCGGGAGTGCCTTTTGTTGAGGTAGCTTTCTCAATGGTGCACTTACCCCATGAAAGTTGTGACATAATCTTTTAATTTAATTATTAAACATTCTTTTTCTTTATGACAGGCTGCGTTATCGGCAAATCGCCGTCCTCGGTAACAATAACAGCCGCCTGAGGGATATTCAGCGTTTCATCGTCAGAGCCGAAATACTTATATTTCAGACAGACAACGACAAAATGCTGATTTATGTCTTCGGCATAATCTGTGCAGATCGTCTGTTGCAGTTTGAACTTATAACAAGAGACCTCAGCCGTGAGACTGTCAACCCAACGCTGCGCAAGGGCTTCAAGTTCTTCTGTGCGCTGACCGTCCTCAACGAGTACGCCGTTCCCGTATGGGTCTATGTCAGGACAATAGATGTGAACCGTAACCACGCCTGTCTGAATTTGATCAGGCAGACCCGCTGTGAATATAACCACAGCGTCTTCAAGGCGGCTGTCGCGAGGGCGGTAGCCTTGTCTGTAAACCTCACCTGAAATCATCGAATAAAGGGTGCTGTCTTTCAGAAGTCTGTACACGTCCCCTTGAACTTGTTTTGATGTCTTTGCCATTGTCTCTTGTTAATGTTAAGTGAAGCCAAGCTGTTTCAGCATACTCGGCACAATTCTGTCTGCAAGCAGTTCTGAACTGTCAAGCACATCGTAGCCTTTGTTCTTGACGTGAGCGGCGTATTCCATTCCCGCAACAACTATCAGGCAGACCCCGTGAGGGAAACGCCTGACAAGTTTCTTCGCGAACGCTGCGCCTTTCTCTGAACCGTCCCGCCCCTGTTTCACGGTCTGAAAGTCTGACTGATAAACAACCCGTCCGTCCACGGCAACGACATAGCCGAGTGAACTTCTCAGGTTGCCCGTTTGGTCTTTATATGAATTGGTCGAACGGGCTTTATTCAGAACCTGTTCCCCGCAGTACTGCAAAGACCTTATCAGAACCGTTTGAAGCCTTTTCAACTCCTGTTCTGTGTATCGGTCAATCTCAGACATGGGGGTAAGTTGTCTTATTGGCATAGTTTCTGAGTTATTTTTGGCGAATTTGACGTATGTGGCGTTTACTCTTTTTCATGGTGTGATTATAAGCACAGAAAAAGTAAAGCCGACATAGAGCCGCAATCGCCGTTAGACCATTATTCTCAATTCGCAGACGGCTTCCAACGGCTCAACCTGAATGACAGAAAACTCCCCGAGGCTCTTTCCCGTCAAACTGTCTGTAAGCCTGATTTGGTCAAACTCCCCGAGCGGCTGTTCTTCAATCAGAATTGAATACTGCGCCACCGTGAAGTGTTCCCCATTGACCTTGCCGAGCTTGTTGTACTTGTTTGCCGTGTACTGACAGTCTATCGGGTTACCCCAAGAGACCTCAGATGACTTGACGGGGAAACCCGTTTCACGGTCAATGCCGCCCGCCGTCTTTCTCTTCACTTCGATTGTTCCGTTGGTTATTATCATAATCGCGAACCTTTATATCCGTATATAGGTTTGGGCTTTACCGCCTCGTCCTCAAACTCGTTGAACAGTTTATAGGCTCTGTTTTTGAACTCTGTGCGCTGTTCATCTGTGAAAGAGTATGATTGCCCGCCCTGAGTGACATTCGGGGCGAGAGAGAGCCACAGAAGCGTGTCAGCCTTTGAGAGGTTGAACGCCTTGCCTTTCAGCGTCTCTTGCGTGGCTTCATCTGAAAGCGAAAGACCCCGCCGCTCCGCAGTCTCTACGAGGGTGCGAAGCGGAACGGGGTAAGCGGTAATGCTTTTTAATGCTTCAAGAACTGTTGCTGCCATATTATGCCTCAGTTAAATGTTTATTCCCAATCCTTACCGTCTGTTCTCATATAGACGTTGCGGTAAGCCGTGTCAAAGACAGGCACAGCGTCAGCCTGACCGATTGTAACCTCTGACTTCGGTTCGATTGTACCGTACTTCTTGATGATTGTGTGAGCACGCTCTGCACGCAAAATCAGGTTCTCGTTCTCAGTCAGGATGTCATACTGAGTGGTGCCAAGACGTTCTGTTTCTGAGAGAACGCAGCGGCAGTCCTCAAATGGGTTGCCTGATTCCTGAGAGCCGTCAGTGAACTCACGGGTAATGGTTTGGTCAATAACTTTCAACTGAATGCCGTTGAGCCATGTTTGGCGGGCAAGCATTGAGTTGACGGTGGTAAGGTCAGGGGTCTGAGAGATATTCAGAGCGTTTGAAGCGAATGACGCACAAGCCTTGATAATCTGCTCAGACGAAGCAATCTTATAGAACTCGTCAAGGTTGACAAAGGCGAACTTCGGGTTCAGACCTCTTGCCTTGGCTTTCTTAATCTCATTGCGGAAATCGCCGAGAATGTCAGCCGAAGCAGCGTTTGCCCAATCGGAAGAGGTCTTGACCTTTGCCTCGGGGTCAACGTCATAATCCAAGTCGAACTCATTGGCGTATGTTGCGTTGGTCGTTGTTGTGAAAGCCAGCTGACCCGCACGGGAAGCGAGCTTCCACGCAATGTACTCCAACTCAGACTGAACGCCGTTGAAACAGAAATCAACGTCATTGCCCCAATACTGAACGAGTTTTGTTGCGTCTTCATCCTGAGCGAAAGCGAGAGCGGTCTGATACTCTTTTATCTCATTGCGTTTCATCTCACGAGAAATGCTGATGAAAGGGATATCTCCTCTTGCGCTCTCATAGATAGGACGCTGCTTGCGGAGAATAGAGCCGTTATCGGTGTGGAGATCGGCTGCTACGTTCCTCTTAGCAAGCTGATTTGTTAAGGTTTTCCATTGAAAGCCCTGAACTCTCTTCACGGGGAAATAAGTTCCGAACAGAAAGCCCGATGCGTCAGCCGAGTCCACACGTGACTGAACCATCTGCTCGGTAAGACCCTGAATGAGAGTGTTTACTACTGTTGCCATATAAATGATGAACTTTTAACGATTAATAATTAACGATACCTTTGAGGTACGCCATGATGCAGTCGGGAAGCGGGTTGCCCTTTGTAACGGCGAAAAGCCAAGCGTCCGTGTCAAGGTTTGACTTCGGCGTAAACGGCTTGCCCGTTCCGTTGATTGACTGAGGAACGTATTTCAGTTCAGAGGTTGTGTCGGTTGACTTCGCTTTTGCCTCAATGATGAAACCGTCCTTTGAGATAGCACCGAGGGTGGTGCTGACTGTGATTGTGTCAAAGGTCTTGCTGCCCTCTGTGTCAATGGCTGTGATGTCATAAGCCACGCCTCCGACCTTTGTCATGATGAAATCGCCCTTTGCGAAGTTGTGACCTTTCTTCACTTTGATTGTCTTGTCGGACGCACCGACCTCTGCGACAACATGAGCGATTTTCACAACGTGGCAAAGACCCTTTTCATCGGCTGCGCTCAGGACAGCTCCCTCATAGAGGAAATCGCCCCCAAGCTCAGAAGCCTTGACAGATACGCCGCCTCTGATGTCAGCGATACGGTGCATAAGGACACGGGGTGTTCTCACGTCCTTACGTCTGTTTACTTGCATGCCCATTTTTCTTTGTTGTTTTGATTGTTAAACATTAGAACGGCTGACCACCTGAGGCGGGTTTGTTATCACGATGTGCGATAGCGTCCTTTTGCTCTTGGGTCAGTTCTCCGCCCTGAGAACCTGAGCCGCCCGTGGCTGACGGACGACCGAAGATAGCCCCTTTCTGTTGTGTCGCCTGAACAATGCCGTCCACCTCTTTTGTGACCTCTCCGACAAGAGTGTTGAACTCTTCATCGGTCAAGCCGTCAACGGGTGTTCGCTCGTAAGCCTTTTTGAGGTTCTCAGGCAACTTGGCGATAATGCCTGAAAGTTGCTGTTTGCGTGATGAGGTTGTACGCTCGCTGTCCATACGGTCAAGACGCTCAGACAACTTTTTGTTGCTCTCTTGAAGCGATTGAAGCGTTTGAAGCAGCACGGGGTCTGTACCCCCTCCTTGTGGTGTTTGAACGGGTGCGCCGCCCTGACCTGAGCCACCGCCCCCTGAGGGCTGTTCAATCTTTGCGCCGTCTTTGAGACCGTATTTCTGTTCGTAATTGTGAACGGCGGTCTGTGAAGCCTCTGTTACTCGGCTATCGGCGTAGCCCTCGATTACTTGCTGAATTGTCACCCCGTCAACGGCGGTTTGAACCTGTTCAGCGGTTGTGACAGTCTTGCAGAGTTTGTCCGCAATCCTGTTCAAGACTGATTCGCTGACCCCCTGAAATTTGGCTTTCAGCGCATCTAAAATTGCTTTTCTCATAATTATGAAATATTTAACTGTACGGTAAACTACGACAAAGATACAATATTTCTTCGAAATGATTACATAATAATCACAAAATGTTTGGTTATATGGATTTTTTCTATATAGAGGCAAGTTTCGGGCGATTACTCTTAATAAAGGTTAAAATTACCCGTTTGGTTAAAAATACTCGGAGGAAAGTTTGTTATTTCCAAAATACTTCACTTATCTTTGCAACGTGATTTCAAGGTAATCACATTCAAACATAAGTTTAACACTCAAAACGAAAGAAAAATGATTAAGGTCTCAACAAGCAATAACAAGAACGGTCTCGCTTACAGTTCAAAGGACATCAACAGAAACTTCCGCATCAAGGTAAGCGGCGTTGACGCTCAGGGACGCAAGGTTCATAAGCTCGTAGGCGTTTCGGGAGCGATAGCTCTCATCGGCGTTGAGATGCTGAACAAACTTTTGAAGAGAGCATTTGCATGCATAGACGATGTTTGTGTCTGCAAGCTCCGCAGAGGTATCAAGTTTTCTTTCTACTACAAATAATCAGAAACAGGAGGTCAAAATTATGACAGAAGCAAAAAAGAAACAGTTCACAAAACTGAAAGAGATGCACCCCGACACTCTGCTGTTATTCAGATGCGGGGATTTCTATGAGAGTTATCAGGAAGACGCAGAGAGCGCATCACGCATACTCGGCATAACCCTGACAAGAGACAAGGCGGGCGACCGTCAGGCGGGCTTCCCGTATCACGCCCTTGACACATATCTGCCGAAGCTGATAAGAGCGGGACACCGTCTCGCCATTTGTGATGAACTTTAATATGGAGGAATTAAAAATGAAGAAGAAAGCAATAACAGAAGAAGCTCGTAAACTTTTCACTGACTTCTGTCAGGAGTTCTCGTTTGTAACAATCACGGTTGAGACCGTTCAGGCGTTTTTGAATGACTGCAATCCGACAAGCGCAGCCCCTAAGACCGCCCTATTATTTGACTACGTTCTGTCTCAGAACTTGGCGGAGGAGGTTCAGTTATGAGTGAAAGAAGCACGATCATAGAGGCGGCTTACCTCTCAGGCTTCGAGCCAAGCTCTGAGAGCCTGACCCCTGATGAACTCTTTGAAGAGGCAGAAGAGTTTTTATCGAATATTCAATAACCATATAAATTTTCAAAATTATGACAGCAACAACAGACTTACAGAAAGGTTTGAACGAGGTAGTAATGAACAAAGTTCACAGAATGATAGACGGTAAGGCAGCGGGTGTTAAGGCTACCATGGAACGCCTTATCAATGAGGGCAAAATCGCTCAGGATTATATCGCACCTATCGGCGTGAACCTGAAAGCGAAGAGCCACACGCCCATTATCACGTTCTCGGGCGGTCAGCCGTTAGACGGCTTCACAGAGGCGGAAGAGATAAGTTCACAGCCTCTGACGATGAACATGCCTGACGGTCAGTTTTCTCTCCACGACAACGCAATCGGACAGCTCGCCGAGCGCATGGGCATACCGCAGCGTTATCTCAGAGGGCTTGCAAGCGGCGAGCCCTGGGCAATAGCCCTCGCTGCACATCTTCTGAACCAACACAGCGATTGGACGCAGCGCAGCCGTGTTCTTGTCAGAACCGTAGGGCAGCAAGTGAGGGGCGTTCTTTCTGACAGTTATCGCCGCCTGAACTCAGTTGAAATTCTCACGGCGTTTGTTCAGGAGGCAGCGGGTCAGGGCGCAGTCATTTCTGACGCTTATATGAACGACACCAAGGTATGGGCGGAGACAATTCTTCCGACACCGCTTGAGATACCGACCGTGAAGAACGGAACTGTCACAATCTTTGCGGGCGCACGCTTCTCAACCTCTGACTACGGGGACGGGGCTGTTGATATGAGAGCCTTTCTCCTGAACGGGGCTTGCCTTAACGGTATGGTCAGGGAGAGCGTTATGAAGCAAGTTCACTTGGGTTCAAAGCTGCCTGACAATCTGCAGCTATCCAACAAGACCTATGAACTCGACACGAAGACAACCGTCTCGGCTGTCAAAGACCTCACAAAAGGTCTGTTCAGCAAGGACAATCTCATGCAAAAGGCGATTGAGATACAGGGGGCTTCGGAGATTGATGTTGACTTCGAACACGAACTGAAACGCCTGACAAGCAGCGGCGGTCTTCTGAAACAAGAGAGCAAGGAGGTCGAAAAGATATTGATGCGCAACGACCCCGAGGACGGCGTTCAGGGCGGGGCAACCCTTTGGAAGCTCACTCAGGCGATAACGGCTCACGCCCGTGAACTCACGCCTGAAAGAAGCCGTGAGCTGCATGAACTCTCAGGACAGTTGATGAACCGAGTAAAGTTAAACAAATAAATCAAAAGCCCGTCAGAGAGCCGCAGAAAGCCCCTGACGGGCTTCATAAGTCGAAAGGCAATAAATCAATCAAAACAAAGTTTATATTATGAGCACAGAGAAATTTGAAGTTCGTCAGGATTGGGACAATGACGGCATGTTGGTCTATAAGAACGCAAAGACCCTGAAACGCTACCATGAGTTGTGTGAAGAGCGTGACAAGACAGACGCTAAGAAATACCGCTGTTTCTACGCTTTCTCAAAAGAACAATTTGAACAGGGTCAGAAGTCTATCAGGCTGAAACCCAACGAGCGGCTTGTTTCTTTCGGCGGCGGGGGCTACGGCACTCAGGACGGCATAAACAAGATGTTCGCCCACATTCATGACATTCAGAACCGCATAAGAACAGAGTGCGACCCTCAGGAGGTTTACTGTTATGAGTTCAACAATCATGAGAGCGCAATCGCCTTTGACGGGGACGTGGACGCAATACGTCTGATAGCTGCGATATGGGGTCAAGAAGTCGCCTCACGCATCAAACGCTTCTCGCCGTTCTATTCTCTCGAGAGTCTTTTTCGGGAAAAGTAGTTTTATTTGTTAAAAATTTTAATTTTCTCGTAGATAATGGGTGGTTGTCTCTGAGAAAACCCAAGTTTTCTGCGAGAAAATGCGTTACCTGCGCGCGTATAAAGGAGAGCAGAGAAAAGGAGAGAAAAAGTACTAACGTACTCTGCGATTTCGCCCTCTTGAATTGAAGTTAAATTTTCGCCTCAGACAGTCAGGCGAGCAAAACGAAAAATCAAATGACAGACAACAGACAGACAACAGGCGGTGGAGAGAAAGACAAAGCCCGCTGCGGGTTCATCTACCGAGTGACATTCAGAGAACCACCCGAACAGACGGGGGAGCGGGATTTCTTCTTCACGTCTCTCTCGGCTATCTATGAGCGTTTCAGCCCTGAACAAATCGGGTGCAAGGTCAGCCGTCTTTGGAACATCGGCGTTTCAGACGGCAACCCATACACGGGGGCGAAAACAACCGTTACCCGTGAACCGCTTCACACGAAAAGACAAAATAAAGCCCGTACAGCGTGTTTTACTCCGTCAGATGATAAATTACACCAATGACAAGAGAAAAGCCGTCAGCGGGGCTAAAAACGGGTAAATCGGGCTTGTTTCAGGTTTAAGCGCAACTGCACTTGCAGCCTGAACGCCCGCTTTTGACCCTCCGAGACAATAAATCGGGCTTTTTCCCGTTATCTCAGTAAAAGGGCTTATCTTTGCCCCGTGACCTGATAAAAATCAGAACTTAGTTTCGATTTCAGAGTCAAAAGACGATTGCGGCTCTCTGTCGGGCGATAATTTTCTAAGTGAATAATTACACCAAAGAGAAAACCAAAGCCCGTGTGCGTCAAATTCGAGAAAAATAACTTATAACGGGATATTCTACGAGAAAACCCGTGTTTAATCAGAGAAAACGAAATGAAAACTGTTTTTGACTATAAAATCAGCCCTGAGGAATGGGCAAAAATTAAGGGAATGACAAAAGAAACTTATTTGTCTTCTGTTGATCCTGACACGGCAAAAGCGGACATCGTAACCCTGTTTTATCTCAGGGGCGACAAAGAACGGGCAACAGCCCTTTCAGAAGAACTGCCGCCCGATGTCAAGAATGATTTGTGGCGAACACTTACACATCCGTAAGAACTCACAAAAGAGCCTTAAAAGCGTCAGGAAGAAAGCCAAGACCACAAACAATGTCTTCGGCTTTCTTCTTGTTGTATTTGCCTCTTAACTCAACAAACCTTACCAATTCGCCGTGAATGTCTTCATACGGCGATTTTATTATCAGGTCTTGAAAATGTCTGTATGCTGATTTTTGACTGACTTTCATTTGTTTCAGGAGCGTACAGAAATTTGAAACCCGCCGCCCGTAACCATAGCCTTTCTCCATGACCTTTTTGGCGTGAGAGGCTTTACCTCCAAGACCTCTGATGAAGCTTGGATAAGAGAGACGGGCGCAAAATTGATTTATGACCTCCATTGAGTTTGTCAAAAGAGGTGTTTTAAGGCGGTTGTCTTTCCAACCAACCGCTGCGGCGTGCCTGAACTCATGCCATACACTTTCAAGGGCGTATTCTTGATTGAACGTGAGAGCCGTTTTCTCTGTGATTGCTTTCATTGCCCCTTTGACTTCGTGAAGAGGGTTGAAAACGTCCCCTGATGTTGTTGTAAAGTCTTTATTAGTTATCATCAAAGTATTGCCCTTACTCTTGACAAAAGCCCCGTCAGATTTGTTGTAATATCGTGAGTTAGCCATGAATGCCGTCACGCTTTTCTTGCGGGTTATCTGAACAGCAGCCAAACCTCCGTTGAAGAGTGACGGGTTAGCTGTGGCAAAGTCTGTCAGGGCAGTTTTCACTTCTTTCTCTGTCACAAAGGTTGGGTCTTTGATTTTCATTAGGGCTTCTTTGACATTGACCGCCTGAACCTCTGACAGCCCCGCTTTCAGTGTGCCGATATTGTTGATGAAACTCTTGGGTATGTACTTTGCGTTGTCGCTGATGAAATAAGGCACAGAGGAAACGTACTTGACACGTTCTTTGTTATCGTCTAACCAATCTTTGAACTTCTGAGGTACGTCCGTGACCGTGTTCACGCTTTCTTTCAGAGGTTCTTTGCCTTTGAGCAGCCTTTCGTTGTCACGCATCATTTCTCCCTCTGTCTTCAAAATTGTCAAAGCGTGGCAGCGGCAATGAGGGTGCCACCCCGTGAACTTGAAGTCCTTTGGGTAACAGCCCTGACCCTTGACAGCCTTACTGCCCACGGGTGCGCTCAGTTCATCGCAGATGTCCTCCACGGGGTGGTTGTTGCTTCTGACAACACGAATACCGACAACAAAGTCAAGGTCTTGCCAACGGGCAAAGTCAGCCGACCGATATGCAATGTTCGTCTCTGTGGCTGCGAGGCGGCGGGCGTTCTTATATGAGCTTCGGTACACGCCACGCCCAGGGTGGTAAGCAGCCGCACGCTTTGACAAGACCAACTGCCCGTGTTCGTCCCTGACACGGCGAAAGAGCATGTCAGGGTGTTGAAGAAACAGTTGCAAGTCTTTTTGAAGACGTTCAGCCGCCTTGCCGCTTCTCAGACCGATGTCAAGCCCGAGTTCGATTTCCTCTTTGAACTGATTTGTATATTTCCAAACTCTGTCAGAGAGGTTCAAGCCCTGAACCTTGCGGGCGAGAAATGCGTCACGGGCTTCTTCGTTGTTCTTGAAGTATCGGCGATATTGGGCGTTTGAGAGCTTGCCCACGTTATCGCCGAAGACCTGACGGCACAGCTCGTTGTTCTTGTTGTTGGCGAGCGTCCATTCATGGTTCACACCGTTCACTATGACAGCCGACAACCCGCTTTTTAGGCTCTCTAAGAGACTTTCGAGCCTTTTGCGTGTAATTGGATAGTCTGAGAAAGAAAAGAGCCGTGTCGGGTCTAAATCACGGATAGAAAGCCCAAGGGCAGCGGCTTCCTTGACCGCCGCCCTGTATATAGCGTCAACCTGACGCTCGTAGGCTGTCAGGTTGCGCAGATGCTGTTTGTCGTATTTATTGAGTGCCATTGTCTCTCAGGATAAATTTATCACATAGAAAGTCATTTAGGAATTTGCACCACCGCCCGTGTTCTGTCTTTTCATCATGAGGGCAGCGGCACAAAATCAAATGACCGTCAAGAGCCTTGCTGTGCCAATCATAACTGTGACGGCAGTCACGGCAGCGGTATTTCTGCTGCTCAGGCTTCTTTCTGTTCGGTGGTCTTCTTGTTGGTGCCATGCTCTCACGTTATTCTGTCGGTTCAAACACGTCCACCGTCTTCTGTTCTTGAATTTCTTTCAGAGTGGTGTCCACATCATCACTCTCGCCGAGACGTTCAATGCTCTCACGTTGTGACATGATAGGCTCGCCGCCGTTCACAGACATGAGGTAGTTCGCCAAGTCTTGTTTGTCTGTGATGGCGAAAGGCGTGACAACGGTCTCAACGGGGAGAGCGTCAATGTCGGCGGCATAAGCCTCCCCAAGAGCTATCTTCAAGAACGCTTTAACGACATTTATTTCACGGTCAAAGAACTCAATCAAACGACCGCTTTCGTCCTTGACTTTGAGCTGCGCATCAATGAACATTTGCTTGCGGCTCTCACCTGAGAGGGCTTGCTGCGACATCTTCTCGTATGACCAATCAGGCAACTGCAGCTGAGTGAAGAAAAGGTTTCTCAGGGTGTCGACATGGTATTTCAGGCTTTCTGTCGCCTGTTGCCATGTGACGTATTGAGCCGTTGAGCCTTTCGGATATTGCATGACGCTCTTCGCCTCTTCATTTGAACTTTTCTCATCGCCGAACTGAATAATATCATCGGCGAGAACAACGAAGATAGGCTTTGAGTTCTCACGGAGGTAATTACCGTTTCTTGACAGCGACCATTCAATCTCATAGACGGTCTTTGAGGTGTCCTCCCATATCGGAGTAGGTCTCCACATATAGATGCACGGTATCTTTAACAAAGTTATCTCTTCATCTTCAATGACAGCCCATTCGCCGCTCTCTGTTGACCATTTGATGTGGCGGGTCGCCATATAACAGTCAAAGTACTGAACGGTCTTTTTGCCGTTCTTACGGGTGTAAGCCACTGACATGGCTATCATGTCGCCGTATTCATCAAAGAGCGGGTAAAGGTCATCGCCGAGCATAGGGGAGAAGTTGCGGCAGCGGAATTTCAGGTTTGAAGAGAAACCGTAGGTCGTGTGCTTCTGTTCAACGGCGTACCATAGCGTCATAACTTCACAGCCCGCAAAGAGCATGTTGCAGCGTTCGATGTTCACGCTGTCAATGCGGTTCTTGTCAAATATCTTTTCAAGATAGTTCGCCACTTCTTTCTGACGGTCATTCTCAGGGCTGTAAACACGTTTCACGGGTATGCCCGTAACAAGTTCTGTCATGCGCTTCACGGCGAGCCGCTGCAAGTCACACGTCACACGGGTTACCTCCTGAATACCGCTGTCCGTGACAATATCAGGGTATTTGGCTTTGTTCATAACAGGGTGCTTTGTCGGGTCAAATTCTTGAATGAGACCAAAGCGACCACGCCACAATGGGACGTTGATAGTCTTCTCTTTCAAAAAGGCTATTTTCTGAGCCTCTGTCCTGAGTGAGGCAAGGATTTCTTCGATAGTCATTTTCTTTGATGATTTATTTGTTAAACTTGAATTATCTGTGTACCATACGGGCGATACGGTTCAGGTCAATGCGGCGGCTTCCTCTGAGCGGATAGAACGTGTTCGCGAAAGCGTCAAACTTATCGGGGCTTCGCCCGAGTCTCTTCTTGATGTCTTCTTTCGGCTCAATGTATATGCGCCCGTCTGACCTGAAAGACCATTTTATTTCTGTCGCCTCTTCATCAAACTGAGGGTCAGGCGGCAGCATGGCACCCGTCTCGTTCTTCGGGTTCAGCCAATCACGCACAGCCCAAAAGAGATACGCCCTCATGTTCAGAAACTCATACTGACCCGTTGTGTCGGTCAGGTTCTTGCCGTTGAAGCCTTTTGCTCCCTCAGAGTATTTGCAACTGATGATGTAATGAGAGTTCTCACGCCGTTCATTCTCAACACAACGGGAGAACACGCCCGCACCCTCGCCGATTGTGTCAATGCTGACGTACATTTCAATCTCATGTCGGCGGCGGTCTGTGATAGCCCCCGCAATCTTCATGTGGTCAGCCGAGCCGCCGCTGTTGTGTGTCTTGAACTCAGAAGCCCAACAGCCCTGACGCTCAACAAAGCAAGTGCAGTCTCGTCCCATGCCAGCAACGTCAACGCCCATGATCCGTGGCTCTGTTGTGACGGGTTGTCGCCCGTGAGCCTCTATCCAACGCTGATGTGCGATTTCCAACCACTGTTCAGGGATAAGAACGTCTTCGCCCACTTTGGGGAACTTGCCCAAGACTTTCTTTCTGAAAAGGTCTTCGGGGCGATACCACTTGCCCTCAAACTGAAAATCGTCAAACTCTGCCGTGGCTTCTTCTTCTCTGATTTCAGTACACCAGTTCGCCAACTTGTCTTGAACCCACTCATAGTCAACCTGACCCGCAATGACGGTCTTTTTCTGAACGATGTTCGGGGCTGTCAGACTGTTCAGGCGGTATTTGTGCCAACGGTCTCCTTTCTGAGAGCGGGCAGCGTAGCCAACTGTTGTGTTCGGGTTGAAGACAATCAAGATGCGTGAGTCGCCTTGCAAGTTACCCTCAATAGCCCCAAACGTATCATCGCCGATACCCGTTGCCTCGGTAACGACAAACATTGTATGAACGGCGTGAAAGCCTGACCACGCTTCATGGTTGTTCTCGTCAGCCTTGAAGCCCGTCAGAAACCATTCATCGCTTTCTGTTCTGATGTCATAAGCGTTCAAACGCCCTGGCAGTTGTATGCCTCTTGCCTTGGCTCTGTTGTAAAGGCGGCTAATCTCAGGCATCATGATGTTCTTTACCTGACGGTCGGTCGGGGCTGTCAGAGCCACTTTCGTGTTCTCAACCAACTCTGCGCCCCCGTTCTTTGTGCGCCTCCAACGGGGCGTGAGATAAAGAAACGATATGGCGGCACAAGCGGCGACAAAGTCTTTGCCACGGGCTGTGCCTGAGGCAACGGACGTGCGCCTGTTGTGTTGAACGCTTGACAGAATTTCTTGCTGCTCGGGGTCAAGGTTCACGCCAAAGGCTTCACGGACAAATTTATTCCAATCTGCCCGCCATGAGTTTATGACCTCAAAACTGAGTTTCTTGATAGTTTCTTTCCGTTGTTTCTTTGCCATAGTTATTTTCTCCGTATTTTGAGTATGTCGGCGGTACGCTTTTGAATGGGATAAGTGAACCACTCAGAATACTTGCGCCGACAGAGAGCCGCAATCGGGCTTATTCGTCTTCCTTGACCTCTCCCGCCTCTTGCTCGGCTTCATCTATCATGCCGCTCTCAATGAGATAGGCGGCAAATGAGCCGTTGGCGTTGATGTCTTTCTTTTCAGGGGCGTACAAGCCGAGGAGCTTGCGGCGTTCTTCAAGCTGCTTTCGTATCTCGGCGATATAAGAAGCATCGCCAAGGCAGATAACCTCTGTTTCCGTTCGCTCTGTCTGATACGTCTTGATTGAGGTCTGACCCGTCTCGCTGTCACGGGAGGGAGAGCCTTTCTGCTTGCGTTGTGTCTTGTTGTAGTCTGTCTTTGACTTCTCCCACTGTTCCCACAACTCACGCACCGCATCGTCAATGCGTTCAAGTTCAAGCTGCACCAAATCATCGGTGTTTTCGATACGGTCTTCACGCCATTCAGCCAACAAGGTCTGAACGTCACTCTGAACCGTGCCGAGGGAATAGCTTTTCAGGTCAAGACGGTTCTTGACCTCTTCCCGTATCTTGCGGCGGCTGTAACCACGCTTGAAGAGCTGCGCCACGATTTCAAGGCGGGCGAGCTTCATCTGTCTTTGTCTCTTATCTTGTGCTGCACTCATAGTTCTTTTGTCAGTTTCAGGAATTCTTGATAAAACTCCAAGTTACAACTTGAAAGCTCGATATACGACTTTTCAAACTCAGGGAAAGTGTGAACGGCGAAATGGCTTTCTGTCAGAAGCCACAGGGCGGTGTAACCCTGAGGCTGAAAATGGTGGTCAGTGAAGCAGAGAACGTTGAAACCTGACTTTTTCAGGGCTTCATCGAAAATGTCCCTGAGACGCTTCGGGTCGGTCTCTTTTATCCACTGAGAGAAATTCCAAATCTTTGCTTGCATGGCGTTTCTGTTTACTCTGTTTCACTCTCTGAACCCGTCTCGCCTGAATCGGTCTTTGATAGGTCTTCTTCCGTGTACTCAATCTTCGGGAACTCTTTCTTGATTTTCTTCGGGTCGCCCTTGAAGAAGACCAAGAGGTGCTGATGCGTCTTGGCAACCTTGCGGCTATCCATGTAACGTGAAGCCCTCAGAGCCGTTGAAGCGGTCTGTTCGACCAAGATAATCTCATTATAAAGGCGCATTCCGTTCTGTCTGAATATGCGCTTTATGTCGCCGCAGAAGTCATAATAAAAGCCCGTGTTCTTGTCTCTCACGTCTCCGACACAGATAGCGGCGAAGCGGTTTTCTTTCAGACAAGAAATAGCCCCCGTGAAAGCGTTCTCCAAAATCTTGATGAAATCCTCGTATGACCCCTGATTTGATGCATCATTCGGAAGGTCTGAATACTTTTCAAGGTCAAAGTACGGCGGGCAAGAAAACAGGAGGTCTTGGCTTTCAGGCTCAATGTGCTGCGCCACGTTCTGACCGTCATCGCAGATATAGCGGGCGTTCATGCCCTCCACACGCTCGTTGTTCAAAGCCGCCTGTTTCTCTCTCAGTTCAACGCCCGTGAAGTCATTGCCGAGATAAGCTGCCACAAAGCCGAAGACGCTATCGCCCGCAAAACAGTCAAAGGCTTTGCCGTTCTCCTGACCGAACCAACGGCAGACGATTTCAGCCATAACAGGGTCAAGAATTGAAACGCCCTGAGCAACGATTTTCGCCTGTTCTTTTTCAAGGTCTTCTTGGCTGACATACTTTTCGATGTACTCTTTGAAAGAAATGCCGAGTTCTTTTCTGTGTTCACGGGTTCTTTGATAGAGGTCTTTGTATTTGATTTCAAGAGACGTGACAAGAGTGTCGTTACGGCTCTCGCCCATATCGCCGATGATGTCATACCACTTCTTCTTTCTGTCTTGCCAATATCCCTTGCGGGTATCAAGAATTGAGAAAGGCGGTACGATGAAGCGGTCAAAGAGGCTGCTTTCGGGTGCGCTGTTCTGCTTCTCTGAACCTGAGCCGCTTCCGTTCTGAGCGTTCAGGGCGTTTTCAGCGTCAGGGAACTCAATGCCCCAATCCACCAACTCTTCATTGTCCCATTGTGCGGTCAGGCTGTCCGTGTCCCATTCTCCGTAGCCGATGTTGTCCTTGATGATGAACTCACGCTGCTCTGCGTCTGACAGCTCCGAAGCCTTGATGATGATTGCGGTCGGGCTGTCACGCCAACGCAGCCAATGTGTCAGGAGGGCTTGCTGTTCACCCTCTGTCTTCTTCTTCACGTCATTGATAGAGAAAAGACGGCTTTTTAGTTCGTCTTCTGAGAGGTCAGAAATAGCGGTCAAAGCCCTGAAACGCATATTGCCGCCGAGGGCAACCATCATGTTGTCAACGACAATCGGTCTGAGTTCAAGCATTTTCGGGAGTGCAAGAACGCTGTTGACAAGTTTCTGAAACTTCTCATTTGTGATTGTTCTCGGGTTCGCCTCATTCACTTGAACCTGAGAAAGTTTTACAGTTTCTGTTTTCATGTCTTTATCTGTTTGAATTATTATACCTTATCCGTTTGCAAAAATACTCAAAATGATTATAATATAATCACATAAAGCCCAAAATCAAGCCTTTTCGGGGTCAAAAACGCCTGAAATTGCCGTTTTGAGCAAGTTCAGGGTCTTCAAGCGGTACAGCTCGTCAGGCGTTGTTCTGAACACCCGCCACCCCATGAGGGTAGCCGTATTGTATTTCTCCATGTCTTTCATAAAACCGACAGAAGATGTGTGCCGCCCGCCCGTCCATACGCCGCCCTCAACTTCAAGGGCGATTTTGTGTTCAGGTATGGCGTAATCAAAACGCCACTTTCTGACGGGGTGGAACTTGAACTCTTTGACACACACAACATGGAGGTCGGTCTTACAAATGGTCGTGAACACGTCAGTTAATTTAGGCGAATTTGACCGCTGTCGGCTTTTCTTTGTTGATTGCTGTAATTTATCACTCGTCATTGGAAAGTCTTTTGTGGGGGCGCAATCGGCTTTTGGGACAAAAGAACGGGGATTTAACTCCCCGCCCTTGAATTTCTGTCAGTCTCAGAAGAGGCTGCGCCCGCCTGATGATTATCAGAACGGCAGATCGTCCATGTTCTCACATACAGAAGCCCCGTCTAACTGACCCTGAATTTGCTGCGCCTGAGATTGGAGCGGGTGCATGCCGCCGAGGATAGGGATTGCCTTGCGCTCTTCTTCTGTCATTTTCTCAACCACATCCTTGGCGAGTGATACCTTGACAACGTGAGTGTCCCCGTAGCGGCTCTCATTCATTTCTATCGCCGCCATGTTCAGGTAACAACCTTTCTCGCCGAGAAACATTCCGCTCTCGTCAATGTCAATAACGAGGCAACGCCTTGTGGCTGTCTTGCCTTTGAGGTTTGTCACAAAAGCCCCCTTTATTTTCAGGAGGTTTGCCTTAATGCTGAAATTTGCCATTTTTCTTCTGTTTTGAAATGTTATTGAATGATGATTTAATAGCCACGCATGATGTTGCCGTTCTTTGTGTCACAGTCTCCCATGATTTTGCCGCACATGACATTGCCGTTCTTGCTCTCCACGTTGCCCTCAACCGTCTGACAGTTGACATTGCCGTTCTTTGAGACAACTGTGCCGACACGCCCGTTCACGGTAACCTCGCCGTTCTCTGTTGTCAGGCTCTCAACGTTGCCCGTTATCTCAATTCTCAGAACAGGCACTTGGCTCTCGTCAAACTCTTCAAGCGGCTTGCCGTTCACATAAATGCCTCCGTCTGTTATTGTTATATTCTGCCCTGTCAGGTTCACATAGCGACCGTTGACACGGGTCTTTCCGTTGATTGTCACTTTGCTGATGATGTTCATTTTCTTTTTATTCTTATGGTTTAACTTCCGATTTCGGTAGAAAGTTCAGAACATTTGCGTTCACGGTTTTCTCTCTTCTCTCTGTCTTTTCCCCTGAGGGTTGTCCCTTGCCCTTGTTTGAGGGTTAGAGACCCTTTGCGGGGCTTTTGTCCGTGTCTGCGGGGTCAGTCTGTGTTTTGTCATTTTGAACCCTCCTGAGCGTTGTTTTCCCCTGTCTCTGAAACTGTCTGTTCGTAGTCAAGGAGAATGTCCGTGCAGTTGCCCTCTTCATCACGTTTGAAGCGGACACGGGAAACTTTGATGCCGCCTTTCACAAATTGTCTGTCAGAAGCCGAGAGAAAACTTCTCACTTCTTCTACTGTCACTTGTCTTTCCATATCTGAATTTTGTAAAGTGAATAATTGCCATTGGCTGTCTTAAATCAACCTTTCTGAACCAATCATACCAATCTGAGAACGAAAGCCCGTCATGCGCCGCTAAATCGGGCAATTCAACCTTTTCTCCGTCAATAACTGTCGAACTGAAAAGGTCTTTAAGTTTAAGAGCCTGAACCCCAACGCCGTCAGAACCTGTGAGTCGTGCGAGTTCTTTCTGAGGGCTTCCGTATGGTCTGCCCGTCCATTCTCTGATTGAGAGAACCGCTTGCCCGCTCTGTATTTCAGAAATTCGTTTCTCCCATAATGGGAGGTTTGTCCTGACCGTGTGAATTTTGTGACGACAAATTTTCAAGCCGTCTTCTGTCAGGTTCAACCCGTTGCCGAGTAGATGAGCGAAATTAGTCTCACGCCCTGAATGAATGTGCGTTCTCGGGAACGTCTTTGATAGTGTAATCACAAATGTTTTCATTTTGTCTGTTTATTTGGTTAAACTTATTTCTTTCCATATCATTCTTCGATTAAGTGTTGATAAGTCTTGTCGTTAAGAAGCCCCTCCATTTTCATAACCTTTCTGAGCATTTCCAAATCCTCTTCTGTCAGGGGCTTGTCGTTTGAGGTCTCAGAGGGGCTTTCAGGATAAAGTCTGTGCTTTTGGCAATAAGCATGAATAATTGTCTTTTTGATGTCTTCAAGTTCTTTTTCAAAATTCGCCTTATGCCATTCATACAGCCCTTTCAATTCTGCATAGTCAACCTGAGTGAGTTCAAGAGAGATTTCAGAGCGGGATTCTTGTCTGTAACTCATTTTCGAGCTATCTGTGACCTTGCAGTAACATTGCGTGAACAGAGTTATAAAGACCCGATTACGCCCGATATTGAACGTATAACGGCTTTTCTTTTCTTCATCGTTAAGTAATTCCAAGTCAATGCCGTTAGCGGCACAGAGACGCTCTAAGAGCCTCTGTGCGTTTTCTGCCTCTCCTCCGCAGCCTCTTTCTGCGAGAGCCTTTAACTTTTTCAGTTTGTCTTTCAGGCTGTCAAATTCTTTTTTACTTTCCATTTTGTCTGTCTGTTTTGGTTAAACTTATATCTCGTCAGAACGGGCAATCGTCAAGCGGTTGAGCCGTGAAGTCAAAGACCGCTGCTTCCTCTGCCTCTTTTGCCCGTCTGTTCATTTCCTCTTGAAGATGGTTTGAGTTGTCCCATACGGGTTCAACCCCCGCCGTATATGGGCTGTAACGCCCGTTGTTCAGGTTATATTTGAAGAGAGCCGTTCCGCACTCTCCGAGGTGCCTGAATTTCACCTTTTGAACGTGAACCTCCACCGTGTTGTCAATTCTGTTTCTGTGAACGACAATACCGAAGTCTGTTTTGTTATAGAAGTGCGCCGAGCCGCTGATGTCATAAAGGGTGGGGGCTTCGATAACCCCGTCTTTGTTCTTTGACTGTTTTGTCGGGTGCGCCATGAGAATGACCATAACGTCATTGCGCTGTGCAAAGTTCGTCAGACGGTCAAGCTGCTTTGATATGTACATTGTTTCGTTGTGTCCGTCACTCTCGTCCTCCAAGCGGTTGTACGGGTCAATGACAAGACATTTTATGCCACGCCGTCTGACAAGAAAGCGGGCTTTTTCAAGAATTGTGTCGAGCCTGTAATCTTCCTTTGGGCTGATAAAGAAAAAGTTCGTGTTCAGATATTCTTTTATCTGACGGTAAGCGGGGAGCGTCAGGTGTTGACGGTCAAAGTGCTGCCCCGTGAACTTCTCAATCAGTTTTGAAGCGTGGTATTCGAGAGGTGCGTTCTCAGGGCTGAAGTATGCGAATTTCCACCCGTAGCGCATATTGAGCCTCTCGGCGATTTGGTCAATGAACTCAGACTTTCCCGAGCCAGGAATACCCGTCACGACACAGATGCGTTTCGTCTCAAATGAAATAAGGCGGTCAAGGTTTTCAAGCCCTATCGTTGCGCCTTTCTGCATACCGTGCTCAAAGAGAGCGTCAAGGTTCGATTCGAAGTCAGAGACCGTGAAGACCCCCTCCAACTTGACCTCGGGAGCTTCTGAGAGACATTTTTTCAGAGCCGCCGCCCCGTATTTCATCAAGACCTCGTTAGCGTCTTTGCAGTCCTGACCATAGTCAAGTATGCGGCAGCGTTCAGCCCCGAAGCGTCTCAAAAGCTCGTCTTTCAGGAGAACGCCCTTTGTGTCTGTGTCAGAGGCTATGTAGATTGTCTCTTTGTCGTCAAAATACTCTTCGATGAAATCGTCAAGATATTCGAGGTTTGCGTTAGCCCCGTTCGGGACGCTGACAACGTTATGAAAGCCAATCTCGTAGAATGAGAGAGCGTCCATTTCGCCCTCTGTCACGATACACTCTTTCTGACCCTTGATCGCGTCAATGTTGTACGGAATAAGCTGCGCCCCTGAAACGAGCTTGAACTTCTTGTCGCCCGTGCGGTATTTTGTGTTGACAAGCTGACCGTTCAGGAAGTAATTAAATTGAACCGTGTTCGACTGAGCGTTGTTCTGCGGCATCCATTCCATGCCCTCTGAGACTTTCAGAGCGTTCAGGGTCGCTGCGCTTATTCCTCTTCCCTCAAACCACTTCAAGGCTCTCTCGCTGACCGCCGTCAAAGCGTGCTGAGGGGGCTTCTTGTAGACAGGCTTCTGACGCTTTATCGGAGCGTAGTTATGCCACGGGCGTTCTTCACGCTCCCAAGGCTCTTTTGTTTCAAGAGACCCGCCCCAACCGCAATAATGACAATTCCAAAGACCTTTGTCAAGGTCAACAGAAAGACTTTTGTCGCGTCTGTCATGCCTTTGGTCGTGACATTTCGGGCAATAGGTCTTGACCTTTCCCGATGTGCGCCCGTAGGGGATATTTATGCCGAAGTCTGAATAACTTTTCATTTTGATAATTCCTTTCTGTGTTTTTGATAACCCTTTTTGAAGCCCTCAATAAAAGCCTCGCTGCAGAGCCTTGAAAAGACTTCTGAACAGGGGAAATGATTACACTTTGAGCAAGAACGGCTGAGACCGTTTGCCCGCCTTGCCTTTTCTTCAAGGCTGATGTCCGTTTTCTTTTGTTTCATTGCAAAATCCATGTATGTGAAGCAGCGTCCCATGAATAACGCTCAGACGGGCGGGGTGCTGCCGTCATTGGGATATTAGCCCGCCCCGTGCCGTATGTACGCCGCCCTGAGCCGTCTATGTATTCTCCAACGCCCAACTGAACCTGAGAGCCGTCAGCGGCTTGTACGGGCTTCTGTGCCGTGTTTGAGCCGCCGCCCCTCTTGTTGTCGTAGTTGCCCTCAGAGACCTTGACCCAGTTTTTCTCATTCTCAAAGACCCAATCAAAATTTGCAACCCAACCCATTTTGTCAGTGCTGCGCCCCGTGAGAAAGTCAGAAGCCTGAACACGCTGAAAAAGGCGCATCACGTAATCTGTCAGTTCTTCACGCTTCACGCCGAACTCTTGAAAGCGGGTCTTCATCTTTTGTTTTCTCGCCTCTGTGACTTTGAGAACCTTTGGGCATGAGAGACAGACAGAGTTCCACATGGCGACTATATCCTGATAAGGATATTTCTCTTTGCTCTCCTCTCCTTTACTCTTCTCTCCTTTGGCGGGTTTTATCTCTTTTAACGGCTCTTTATCAGGGGTTTTCTCGGAGATAACCTTTTCAGGCTGTTGTTTTTCTTCTTTGAAAACAGGCTTTTGAGGCAATTCCGTTCGGCGGGTTCTGTAAACCTCTGTGAGGTTGTTGACAAAATTCTCTATCCAAATAACACGGTTCTTTTCCCATAGCTCTTTGTCAATTTTGCCGAGGTTGATAAGAACCCCGATTATTTCTGTCGCCGTCTGAGCGTTGACCCGTGTCTTTGCAAGAAGATACTCCCAATTTGAAGAAACAGAACAGTCATAGAAATGCCCCTCGCTCTCCCCGAGAACTTCAAGAACCTTGAACCAAAAAGCATAACCGTCATTCCCGAAGCGGGCTTCAAGAATGTAGATCGTGCGCCCGCATTTCACATAATGCGGGTAATAATCAACTGTCGTTCGTTTTGGTCTTGCCATAATGTTGTCTTGATTAAAGGGTTGCCATGATTGATTTTTTCAGTTTCACGTTTCGGCTGTTCCACTCAAAAGCCCGTATCATCCATTTGCGGTAGTCAAGAGGTATGTTGCTTATCTTTTCCCCCTTATATTTGCCGAAAGGCATAACCTGAATAGGCTGCGCCGCCTGAGCGTCAAGAGCGTTGACAATCGTCTGTGTGCCGCCGTTCTCTTCAAAAGCCCTTTGAACGCTGTCCTCTGTGTACTCGCTTTTTGAACTGTTGAAGACAAGTTGGCTATCGTCAAACTGTGAAGCCTCATAAGTCAGGGGAGACCAAAAGCCGAGGCGCACCATTTCTGAGACCTGACCGACATGAATAATGTCTTTGAAGAAATTTCCCTTTTTGCTTCTTGATGTCAGCATGACGAGCTTTGAATAATTCTGTCCGAATTGGTCTCTGCCCGTCTGCAGCTTGACAGGTGTCGCCGTTATGCCGAGAACGTGAGTGATGCCGCTCTCTTTGAGAAACGTGCCGAGCATGCTGTCAGCCTCACGGGGGAAGAGGTGTGCCTCGTCTATCAGCATTTTTGTGAAGCCGAGAGCCTTGAACTTTGCCCCGAGCGTCTTGATTGAACCTATCGTGGCGTAGGTTATCTGAGCGATTTCCTTGCTCCCGAAACTTGCGCTGTATATACCCGCATTTGCGAACCCGTCACAGAGGTTCACATACTTCAAATAGTTCTGTTCCAACAACTCTTTTGAGGGTTGAAGAACAATCATTTTATCGTTCGTGTTCTTCGCGACAAAGGCTGTCAGAATTGATTTTCCCCATGCTGTCGGGAGAACAATCAAAGAGGGCTTCGGCTTCTTCTCTTGAAAGAAACTGATAGCCTTTTCTATCGGCTCAACCTGATTTGAACGTAACTGTATCATTTTGTTTCTTTGTCTATCTGAGAAAACCCCGCTGACAGGGCTAACCACGCATAACAGCTTGCGTTGAGAGACCTTTCGGCTACTCTCACCCATGAGCGGAGTTTTATATGTTATTTGTTCTTTCTGTTCATCTGTCTGTTTCGGTTATACGATTACATTATAATCACTTCAAGAGAAAACGCCTTGCGCCCTGAACCGTCTTAGCATACTCTTTGAAGAGGTCGGGGTGGTCAGCCTTGAAAGCCTTGTCGTCAAACTTCTCTGAGGGCTTGGGGCTTTTCCATGTCGCGATTGTATCGCCGCCGTAGCTCAGGGCTTCTGCGTCTCCGAAGCCGAGCTTTATCTTCTCTTCAAGCTCGGTCTTGCGGTCAGAGAGTTCTGCGAGCTGCTGCTTCACGTCTTTCAGGTCTGAATAAGCCTGAAAAATCTCGTCAGTTGTCTCAATGACCTTGCCGCCCGTGTGCTTGTTGAACTTCAAGAGAATGTCCTTGGCGTTCTGCGGGTCAGGTTCTTTGTCCCCCTGAATGTAGTCAATCCAAAAGCGGTCAACCTCTTCACAGAGCCATTTGAAGAAGTCAGGAACAAAGGTCAGGTTTTTGTAGCCGAACTCACGTCCTGAACAAAGCCATGCAAGTGAAGCCTCTTGAAGCTCCGCAACTCCGAGCTGATACTGAACCTGACAGAACCAGTGCTTTGGGAGGTCTTCGGGGTCAATGCTCATTTGTGTTGTCTTACACTCCAAGATACCCTTGTTGTGAGCGTTGTGGGGGAGACCGTTGAGCCAATACGTGCGGTCAGGGCTGACACGCATATACGGCTTCTCTGTGTTGATTATCATCCAATCAATGGCAGAACGCTTGATTATCTCGCAGCCCGTTTCATCTTTGAAGAACTGAGCAACTGCGTCTTCGAGATAATGACCCGCTTTCATCGCGAAGTTCTCTTGTTTTGCGGGGTCAAGACCTTTCTTGCGTCTCCATAACTGATAAGGCGTTTCCCATGGGTTCAGCCCTACGATTGTTGCAACCTCTGATGAACCGATACCGCTCTCGCGATATTTCAACCACTCTGTGCGGTCTTTCGGTCTGATAACCTGATTACTCATGGTCAGCCTCCTTTCCCTCTTCTGAACTGTTCTCTGACTTCTTGTCGCTCTTCTTCAACAGACGGTCTGCAATCTTTATGAGACCCGTCATTGCTTCACGGTGTATGGCGTGCTTCAAGACCTTATGCAAGCCGTTCTCGTGGTCATTGTCATTCAGAACATTCAGAAAAGCGTCAACGAGATACCACATGACACCGCGAGTTACGGTATGCAGCTCGCAGCTGTAGCTCTTTTCTTTGTCTTCTGTCTTCTGAACTGCAACAAGTGCGATTGCTCTGTTCTCTTTGTCTTCTTCGACCCATGCTTGGAGGTCTGCGATAATTTTCTCAATATCTTTCAT